TCAGTAGCAGCGTGACTGCCTAGGTTTAAAGGGTGGAAATGAACGATTTTCCATTCATTAGGAAAACCATCTTTATCTGTTTTTACTCTATACCATGCAGGGCCAGACCACTCTAAGTTCTTAAATCTATTTAAGAGATAAGTGTACTTGTTGTGTATCTTTGTTGGTATGTTCAGCTTTATGTCCATATTTCTTTAGACTCCTTATTATTTTATTGTATTCATTGATTAACGTCTCTGTTTCTGCAGTCACTGACTGCCTTTTTATAACTTCATATGTATTGATTAAAGATTCTACACTATTAATCTTGCCAAATTTATTCATAATACTAAGTGTATTATGAAACTCATCGCCTACATGGGAAAATGGCATACGAATCCAAAATAAACCTGTATCCATTAGATAATCATTTTGATTCTCTCTATTATCTATCGAATACCTAAAATATGAAGATATCTTATTTTCAATACATTTATAGATAAATTCTTTATTTAAAGATTTACCATAAAAAGCTATAAGCATTCTTTTTATTCTCTTACATCTAGAGTTATAAAGATGATTTAGATAATACTTTTTCTTATATTCTTCAGTATTAAGTGTATTCTGCATTGCATCTTCTGTATCTATTGAAGTTTCAGTTACTCTATGCTTATATAATCCAGTATTAGTCATTTTATCATAGAATAATTGCTTTCTTGTCTGTAAAGGAGCTAAATATGTACAATATATATCTATTGCATAATCAGTATCATTTAACAAACTCTTTATCATTTCATTACTATTTATCCAACAATAAAAATCGCTAAGTACTGTAGATAATGCAAGCAAAATAGATTTATTTACATCATGTCCTTCTATCTCTGACAGTCTTTGATCAACACCAGACATTATTTCTCTTGTTGTAAAATAAGTCATAGTACCATCTTCGCTTGTATTTGGAACAACAAAC